ATGGTGGCAATAGCTATAAAGCCACCAACCTGTTGTGTAGATCGGTAAAGAATTGTGTAGGCGTAGTCTGACTCTGAGGGATTGGTCCAAGTAACCTTAATTTGATTTTGACCTCCAGATGCCGCTAGGTCTGTTGGCATTGTCGGAGGGGTAGTGTCTGGGCTTGTCGATACGGTATCGCTTACTGTTGCCGACTTAATGCCAGCACTGTTTACCGCCCGCAAACTAACAAGGTATGTAATGTTAGCGGCAAGGCCATTTACACGAAGGCTGGTTATATCCAGGTCGTAATCCAATTCTTCGTAATGCACGATTACATCTGGGTTTGCAGTCTGATTGATAACCGTGACTTCGTAATATTCGACAAACTCATCAAGTGACCCAGTAAAGGAAATATCTACAAAGACATTTGTCGTACCGTCATCTGCCAGTTCATTTCCAGCAGTAACACTTAAAGATGAAGGCGCACCCACGGTAAACGGGTCAGGCAAGTCAGTATCTGCATAGGTTTGCTCCTCGCTTGCTTGGTCGTAGGCATAGATGGTGCTGTCATATTCGACAAGCTGAAGGTTTACAGTACCGTCATAGTTAAGGGTTAGCTCCTCCACCTGAAAAGGCTTTGCTGTCCAATCTGGCGTTGGGTGGGTTACGCTTACCCTATCCCCTATTCGCAGATTAAGCGCCTCTGACGTTGCTTTTAGCGAAGCCCTTAGCGCATTACGCGATCTAAGGCAGAAAATTCTGGCAAAGTCTCTAGCCGCGTAAAAATCAGTAATGGTCGGTAGATCAATTTCCTCTACCAATACCTCGCCACCATCTGCGCTGAGAAAATTTGTTTCCTGGGCAGAGCCAGCGTCAGGCCATATCGCTTGATCGGGCTCCCACTTGGTTTCTGGATTGGGAAACTTACAAAGAACACGGTTAAATTTGTCCTCTTTGCGCTCACTCTTTATAGCGATACCGCCAATGATGGTCGATGTATCAAGAGTCATTACAGAGGTGGAAACACTTTGGTCTATGTAGAGGTAATACTTTCCGTTCTGGTAAGGAAGGAAGCCTTTACAGCCTAAAAGCATCTCGCCCAGATTCTTAAAGATTTCATCGCCGGTATTGATGATGGCATTACACTTAAATAACTTAACTCCCGTTGGCCCTCCGCTATACGGAGTCACAGTAAAGTTATCTAAATCATCTGCCGCATCTTCAAATGAAGTGCTATCTATTACGCTTGTGGCTAACCCTTTGCCATATCGTGTACTAGTAAGGTAGTCGCGTATACATAAAGCAGGGTTGTCAGACCAAGCTGTTGTTGATGTTCTCGGGTCAAAGACCTTTCTGCCTTTCACTATAGCGGTGATATTAGGTATCCCAGAAAATACGTCTGGATCCCACTGCAACCTAACAGCGAGATAGGCAACGCCCGATAGCTTGTGGTTGACGCCCCAATTAGTTGCGTTGGATAAAATTGCGCTTGCCGCTTGATTGTCTTGGCCGCGCATACATTCTATGTAGACATAATTTTTTCCTACCTGCTCTTGGCTTCTAAATATACGCCTATCTGGGTTGGTGCTATTTACTTCCTCAATCGTCCCATAGCGGCCTTCATCTATTGCGTAATCATCAATCTCAATGTCATAAATATCTTCAACTGGCCCTTCGCAAAGCACGATAGCCATATACAAATAAAGGTTTTCATCGCCACCCTCGGTGTGAACATAGACGCGAGTTCCGGCAATACGCCTTGTGCCGTAGATAACAGGGATAGGCTCAATGTTGGAGTCCTTATTAACCAGAACCCCAGCAAATTCATCTTGCGCTCTTTCAGCGGCTTTCTGGGCGTCCTTAGCGGCTTTATATGAAAGCCCACCAGCAACTGCCGCGACTACGCCTAATATAATTCCAAGTACCATTAAGCCTTTCTCCCCCAGCGCAAATCTTTGACTTTGTTATGAGCATACTCAAAGCCAACGTCAGTACTGAAAAATGATTGCTGGGATTTAAGGTTAGTCCTGCGGCAACGAATCTTATCAAAGTCTACCCAGTGGCTAGCCGCCTCTACGCTGATCGCTGTTTCCGCTGTGGTGTCAGCAATATCAAACCCAGTGATTCGCCCGTCAAAGTAAGTAAAAACGTCTTGCACAACATTGCTGGCGTTAACCAAAGCCCTGCGAAGAAGCAACCTTTTATTAATGTAGTCGCCACCTAAAAATGCCGCTATATAGGCTTGGCTTGCATCTGCACCAGTAAGGGTAATAGATAGGCTATTTACCTTTAGTGCGCCCGACTCCCTAGCCTCAGAAATATCAATAAGGTTTTGGCTATTCGCGTAGGCATTACTGTCGTAGGTTAGACTTGCGCCATAATCTGTTAGGCGAAAGGTAGAGGAAAGATCAATGTCTATCAGAGTCGCCAGCCTAAACTGGTTATCATCTAAAGCCGTAGTCCATGTAGTAGATAGCCCACGGCTCATTTAAATATCCTCAATCAGATCAACTTCAAACCTATAATACCCGTCTACACCAGCGTCAAACTCTTGTATATCCCCGTCAAACCTAACGGTAATTGTTTCTTCTGTGCCAAGAGTCGGGTTTTCTAAGGCTATATCAAAAGGGTCAAAGTTTCCCTTTCTGGCAATAATAAAATCGTAAATAGGCTCAAAGTCTGCCTTAGTCATTATTGGGTAGGTGACTGTAAACTCGCGTCTGCTTGAATTTAGACTTCTGACCTGCAATCTACCGTTGATACTCTCGCTCATTAAATTGTAATGACGCACTCTGGTAGAGATTGACTGATACTTGGGTGTGCTTGGAAAATTAGCCATTATGCTAATGCGCTCCTACCGCGATTCATTACAGCATCATTTATTAAACCAACAAGCAGTTTCTTTCTTCGCACTAGCATTTCATCGAAAGAAGTTGCGTCCATAGCGGAAATATTGAAATTCACGTTTGCCGCGCCCTGACCTTTAGTGTGGTCAATAACCGTTTCATTAGGGTGTAGTATTGCTGGCATACCACCTCTACCATCTATACCCCCTGCTCTTGCGCCAAAGCCAGTGAAACCGCCGCCTTCAAAAGAAGCCGCCGTTTGACCAATAATCATACCGGCTGTTGCAAAACCTAATCCTGCCGCTATCTTTGCATGCATAGCACCTGTTGCAAGTATAGCTGGGGCCGACGGACCCGCCATTGTTGCCATTTGTGCATAGGCCGCATATATCGACATAGAAGCCTGCAAGCCATTAATAATCGCACTACCAGCCGCTAACGCCTGTTGCGCCACGTAAAATGCTTTTGATGCCGCTGTTCCCTCGGCAAAAATTCCCTGTAGCGCACCTATTTGTGATTGCGTTGTGCTAACTATAGTGTTCGCGGACGATAACGCGGCTTGCTGTTGGGCTTCCGACATTTGACTAAAGGACATCATCATTCCTTCGGTCGATGAGGTTACAACCTCTGCGGCTTCAGCGGCGGATGCGCTTAGATCGCCATACCACGCTTTAAGGTCGTCACTTGGCTTTGGCGCGCTTAATATCTCCCCAATCTCACTCTGTATGCCTCTGGCCTGATTAAACATTCCTTGGCTTAGCTCAAGCATTGTTCTTTCTACATTACTAATAATAGGCTCCATGCCCATAGCCTGACCAAAGGCGCTTTCTGCTATGTCGTTATATTTTTCGACAATGGCATCTATGGCTCTGCCCACACCAGAGAACGCACTAATAATAGTTCCGGCAAACATAAGCCCACCAGACTTTAAGCGCATAAACATAACCTCTATGCCTAAAAGTCCGTCTTTAAAAGCGCCATAAGCTGTTATTAGTCTCATGGCGACAGTTTGGCCTGTGTTACCAAACTCTGCGCTTTCCATTGCACTCTGTTTAAAGTCAGTAGCAATGCCGGTAATAATTGGCGCAAACTCTACTGCTAGCTGATTACCCAGCCCTACAAATACTTTTTGAGCGCCTAGTAGTGCATCGTTTGCTTGTTCGATTTTGGCCGCGTCTGTTCTACTAATCGCCAATCCAAGCATATCGGCCTCAAGAGCCATCTTCTGAAGCTCTGCCGAACCGCCTTTAAGAGTATTAACAAGGGCAACACCTTCGCTATCAAATAGCTTCATTGCCAGCCTAACTCTGTCAGACTGAGAGCCAACATTTTGCATAGCATCAGCGATAACGCCTAACTGCTCATCTAACGGTAATTGCTGTAGCTGGCCTGCTTCAATGTTAAGCTCACGGAGTGCGCCCTTAGCTTCGCCAGTACCTAGCGCCGCCTCAGACACCCTGCGGGTCATTCTCTGAAGCGCCATGTTTAGGGTTTCTGTTGTTACGCCACTGATTTCTGCGGCGTATTGCATACCCGCCAGGGCTTGGGTAGTCGCGCCAACCTTATCGGCTGTCTTTGCCAATTGGTCGATAGCTCGCATAGAAGAAGCTGTTAGGGCGATAGCGGCGGCGGCACCTGCTGTGCCTACCGTAGCCGCTACTTTTGCTATTTTAGTTAGGCTAGAGCCTACAGAGCTAAATGCCTTGGCCGTTCTATCTTGAGCGAATATTTGGAGGGTTATGTTTTCTGCCATTTTTTTCTCTCATCCGAAACCAAGAAATCCAGCCTTGGTATTCTCTAACGTCCATCTGCATGATTTCGCCGACAGTCTTGTGCAGATGCTCCGCTAGCAAATAGCAGAATTGTAGGTCGCTGTCGGCTTTTAGTTTCCCTCAATATCTTCCGCTGAAGGGTCAGAATTGTTAATTTGATTAACAACGCTGGCAAGCACATCAGGGTCTACTGACTTTAAAAGCTCCGTCTTGTCTAGCTTTCTAAATAGCGGATTGCCTTCCGCGTCAATTAGCCGGTAGATGATGGTAAGTACCATAGCTTCAGCGGCGTTACCCTTGTTAGCACACTCCATAATCTCTCCCAGTTTTTGCAGAGAGATTGCTGGCTTAATGAAGGCGTCAGTGTCCCACTCCTTAATGGAGATGGGTCTTGGCTCCTCTGACAGCTTTGCGCTGTAGTGTGCTTTTGCTTTTTCAAGTACGCTCATAGATTAGACCGTTGTTGAGGTAAGTGCGCCCGTACCCTGTACTGAGATAGAAGCCTCTACCATGCCATCAAAAGAACCGCTTTTAGATACGCCCGTAACAATACAGCTACCAGTGTAATAAGTATCACCTGCGGCGTCTCCTTCTGGATATACATTAAGAGTAATAGAGCTACCTACTGTCAACGCGCCCTGACCAGTTGTGTCAGTCTCATCCCAAAACACATCTACACTACCAGACCAATTAGTAAGGCTGGGTAGATAGGTTCTTGCAGAATCGCCCATTGAGGTATCCTCAAGCGTATCTGCGCTTTCTTCAATGCTATATGATCGCACCTCGGCAACTGTGTTAGTGCCTACTTTAACGATGCCTTCACTTCCTGCGTGAGTAGCCATTCTTTATTCCTCCTCGGAATCTTTAGGTTCTTCAATAACTGGCTTAACCTTTTTTGCAGGCTTTTTCTCGCCGCAGACAGTCCAGCCCATATTCTTTAAACTTTCTACCTTTGACGGGTGTGCGCTAATTGTTGACCCGTCTTTATGCTCCATTTCAACCATTACACGGTTCCTCGTGTGAAGTGGTAGATGCATCTGGCCGTAATTATAACCCCGCCAATTGGGTCTATACTACCGTCATCGGCTTCTACACTTATGATTTGAGTATCAATTGCGTAACCACCTCGGGTTCTATCAGCATCTAGCCTTTCCTCTATTTGCTCAATAACCTCATTTCTAGCGGTATCAATATTTTTACTTTTTACATAGCAGACTATTTCATAGTCAATCGTGGCCGTTCTTTTGGTGCCACTTCCCCCAATGGTAGTATCCTCTCTGTTTTCGTTACTACTTCTAACCAACACAGCAGGGAACTGCGCGTTGCTTAACTTGTCGAAATCAAACGGCTCTCGGGTTACTAGCTTAAATATATGCCCACTAGCGTTAGACGTTAGGACGGTAACTATATTCTGGGCGATACTTTCTCGATTGCTCATCGGGCAAACCCTCTGAAAAGGTAGTTTCTAAAAACCCTTTCCAATACTCTTTCATCTTGTCTGGTAAAACCAAAAAACGGCCTTTCTTTGTTAAGCATAGCCGCTTTCTTTGCCTCTGCCGCCCGACTGAAAAATATCTTTGCTCTTTTCGTATTCTGGCTGTGGGTAATGCTTCCGCGCATATTTCCCGAAAACAACAGGTTAACAGTATTCGGGTCAGTAAATTTAGGGCTTTCCCCGTCAATGGGCTTTCTGGCTTGTCGGCGTTTTAGGTAGGCTGGGCTGTATGGCTTTAATGAGCCTTTAAGACCTTTACCCTCATCCAGTCGATCAAGAATAATCTCTATTTGCTTTTGCGCCGCCCTAGATAGCGCGTGAGGTATTCTTCGCTTTATCTCCAGCCTTTCCTTAGCAGTAAGTTTGCTAGGGTCGACTGGTGTGACACCAATACCAATGTCAGGCACCAAGGCCATTAGCGATCAAGCCTATTCAATGGCTTGGGTAGCTTTTCTTTATCTTCTATCGTGCCGCTAGAATCGGCGTCATATTCAACGCCATCAGCAAATACAGCTTCAAGCTCCTCGCCATAGCGAGACTTGTAGAATGTAATCATCTCTAGAAAACGATCATTTTCAACCCAGTTAGTTAGCTTAGGCAGGGCATACTTCCACAATACAAGATAGGCGTTTGCCTTAGTCCATTGCGATTCGGTAAGCAGACTGGCATTCATTTCGCCATCAATGCCTCTGCGGTGCCACCAGCGGTTTCTGATCTCCCGCTCTAACTCGGCCTGCGCCTTGGCGTGTTCATCAATAAAGTTCTCAATCCCAAAGTCTAATATATCTGGGACGATCTCTTGTAGGTTCCAATCAGTAGAAAACGCCATAGCCTCACCATTTAACCTTTGCGGCCCAATAGATCGCGTCAAATATCGTTGCGCCTTTGAGCGAGTCGCCATGCCTTGCATACCAAGCCTTTCGCTTGGCGGCATCAGCCTTGCTTTCACCGTCTTTAGGAGGATAGCTTTTAGCCCCCTGGGAGCCAAACCTAACCAACTTAACCATATCGCCTTTCTTTGCTAAAACTGCATGACTCTTAGATGGATGGCGGGGTGTTCTCTTGGGGACGTTGTAATCCTCAAACCGCTCGCCTCTATAGACTATAGCCATACGTTCCCCCAGAAAGGAAAGCGCCCCCGAAAGGGCGCGTAGTGCCTTAGAGAGCGCAGTCAAAGAACATCTCAACGCCATAGCTGTCGTCAAGCTCGCCAACACCGTAAACGGCAGTAGCGTTAAGCTCAAACGCTCGCAGTGATGCGTTACGCTCAACTTCAATGTTGAAGTCACGCTTCATAGCGATAGCCAACGCCTCGGGTGCAAATACTGCGCCCTTGGCATCATCGTTAGCGTCAATAGTGATGTTTGCAGACTCGTAAATGTCTACACCAGCGATAGAGCCTACAAAGCCATTTGCCATAGCCGCGTTCTGAGCATCTCCACCATTGGGGTTAGCAAAGGCGTTGGTCAGATTAGCCTTCAACTGGTACGCATGGTAGGGGTGTACCACAGCGGCAATTGCGCCACGCACCTTGTTGGCTCGCAAAGTAGCGGCGGCCTTGAAGATGTCAGCAACAGTGATTTCTTGAGCGGCGGCACCAAATGAAGTGCTGAAGCCGTCAAACAGAGCAATCAGGTCTTTGTCCATCTTGGTAGCGATAGCGTTACCCAGCACAGTGCCAAGCTCTTGAGCAGGGTTGCCAGCGCCGAAAGCGGCCATATCAGTCAGTACAACCTGTGCACCTACCTCGCCAACGTCAATAGTGACGCTAGAAGTAGAAACTTCGGTTGCAGACATGTCGGTGCCTTCAGTTAGGTCGCCAGCCGCAACTGCGGGGTACTTAGGAACCTGTACGGTCTTGCCAGCTACAGACCCAATGTCGTAACGGGTTACAAGACCCATCAAAAGTGATTCTTCCTCAGCCGTAAAACGAGCCTGAAGGATAATATTCGCAAACAGATCGTCTAAGGTTGAGCTAGTAGTTTCGTTAGCCATAATGCTATTCCTTTTAAATTAGCGGGTTGCTTTCTTTGCTAACTGCAACTCACGAAAAGCCTCACGGCCCCCGCTTTCATAGTTAGCCAACATTTCTGCCGCCGTTAAGGTTTTCGGCGTGGAACCACCAACTGCCCCCGCTGATCCTGCACCACCTTGTGATGCCTTCACAAAGTGCGGGTTCGTTGTCAAAAAGTCTGCCACCAGTTCTTCAACTGAAAGCAGATCGCCTTTGTCGTTGTAACGGGGCGTCCCGTTTTTATCATAGACCTCAACGGTGCCATCTTCAGATAGCGCAACGGAGCCGCGTAACAACTGACTGACTTGTTCAGGACTTACCGCACTATTTTTAGCGGCGGCTGTAAGTAGAGCACCATCAACTAGCGTCTGCTCTAGCCTTTGCTTATAGGCAGTGATTTCCTGGTCTTTCTTTTCAACGGTCTGCTTGAGGATATTATCGAAATCCCCTCGCTCCTTCTGCCTCTCAATCTCGGCGTTCTGCCTTTCCTGAAGAAGCTGGCGAGCCTCATCCAAATCCACACCCTCTAGCTTTTTCTCAAATTGTCGCTTAGTGCGAGCAACCCGATCAGCAACTATCCGGTCTAGCTCCTCTTGCGTAAACGTCTTTAAGTCCTGAGTTTGCGCTTCTTCAGCTACAGGTTCAGTTACCTCTGTTTCCATGATTTCATCGCTCATGTAACGCATCCTCCTACGGAGTGGGTTTATTTTACCAAATTACTTTGATTTTTTCTTTTTCTTCTTTCCTTTGTGATACGGCATTATTCATCCTCACTTAACAATCTAGTCTTTAGGGTTACGCCCTCATAAAACCAGCCAAAATCTTCTTGCTCATCCGCGTCTATTTCCTCACGCAGATCATCAAGAAGATCAAGTATATCATCTGGCAATGGCCTTCTTTTTATAAGCTCTAACGCTTGATCGAATGCCTTACTCAACTTATTGGCCCTCCCTTCTCAAAATCCCAGTTATTAAAGAATTTGATAGCCCCATCGCTTTCCGCTATCGCGTCCAAAAACTCTTTCAATATCGGGTCTATCAAGTCCTCTCTGCCCATGTTGTAAAGGGCAAAGCTCTCCGCAAACCATTCTTGCGGGTCTGTTTCAGAATAAACCGTAGGAAATACTCTGTCAGTATCTCGCCTTCTGCCCTTATAGAACAAAGTATCCAAGAATTTTTCAAAAGAAGTAGCAGACTCGCCCATATCCGTTAGGTTTCGCCAAGTCTCTTGGTGTACTAGGTGCGCGTATTCGTGATAGGTCAGATTTCTCAGTACATCAACGTCACTCTCAAAAAAACCTGCGGCTGTGTGAGGTCTTTCAGCCAAATCATCTGCAACAGTCCATTTGCTTATCTTTCTAGGGTTTGCCACCGCCGATAAATCACTTAATAAATCGATCTGCCTGTTTGCCTTTTTCCTGGCCTTATCAACTTCATCAGCAAGCTCTTTAACAAGAAGATACTCTGGGCTGTTTATGTATTCACGAGTCGTAGCGTATTTTGATCTTGCGGCATCTCTGGCCTCTCTAGCCGCTTCAAAAGAGGCCAGCTTGTCTGCGTACTCTTTCCTAAGCTCATCAAGTTTGGCATTAGCGGCAAGTATTTCAGCCTCTAGCTTTTCCTGAGTAATATAGGCTCTCTTAGAGTATTTATTAAAATACTTTTGATTTAGCCCAAGAAGGCCATCTCCCATATTCCCAGCGGCGCGCCTGCCTGATACAGTATTAACGCCCCTAATTGGGGGTGCCTTAAACTTCTTGCCTAGTTCTGCCGTCTCTTTTAAGAGTTGATTGAGTATGGCAACAGATTCAGGCGTTAGAGAGCCTGCGGAGATTTTACCAATAGACCTCTCCATAGCCTTCTGAGTTAGCTCTCCGCGCTTCCTGCCATTAACCCTAAATCGGCTTGGTAGTACGCCATCAGCGCCAACGACATAAGCCGCCGCCGATCTATCTGTTGATGTTGTCTTGCCTGCGGCGTCTAGCTGGGAGTTAATTGCCTTTGCGGTCTTTGCCTTGCTCTCAACCTTCGGCAGTCCCGCCTCTGGCTTTGGCTCCGGCTCTTGCCTTGGCCTTGGTGCTGGCGTGTTGGCATCTGCATCATCCTCAAAGATTGGCCTCCAGTGATGGCGGCAGTTATAGCCACCTCTTGCAGTAAAAGCATCACTAGATGACTTGCCAGCCCATGAGCCTTGCCATATCTCCTCTATTTCCTCGGTTGTGTATACGTTTCCTGCGTGTTCTCGACAGAATGGCCTTGAATCGCGTATTACATCGCCGTAATACTTCCACTTTTCAGCACCGGCCTGTATGCCAGCGTTTACATTGATAGCGGCATCAAACTGCATGAGGCTGTCTTGCGCTATTTGAGAGGCATATCGGCGCATATTGTTGCCGGTTCTGTCTGCGGCATAGACGGAATGTAGCTTTTCAATAGCGGCTTTAGACTGAGCGGCTGTGCCATTCTTGGCTATATCCACCAGTCTGTTTATCTCCGCTTGATCGCTCTGCATATAAACACCGTTGATGCTTTGGCGTATGCTTTTAATCATCTCGGCTTTAGAGCGGCCTGTTAGCGCGTTCTGATAGACCTCATTGGCTATGTCATCTAGGAAGGTACTAGCTATATCCTCAAAGCCCTGAAAGGTTAGACGTTGCAACTGCTGGATTACTGCGGGGCTTGTTTGTGCAAAATCCCCGTAATTATTCAGCATTTCTAATGCCCTAACGGAGACCTCGGGGTAATCATCCAAGAGGCTCTGCACTGTTTGGCTGTACTCGCTTTCTATGATCTGGCGCAATTCACTTCTAGCAGAAACCGCCCACTCAACATCAAAGAGCTTTCCATCCCTGTCAGGAGCGCCAAGCAGGTAATCTGCAAGCCTGTTCTCTAGCGTTGACAGTGACTCAAGCAGTCGCTCAAGGTGACTATCTGCTAAGAGATTCAGGTAGTCGTCATGCTCGCGCTCTGTTGCCATTACTCAGCCGAAGGCACCGCGTCTTGAACTCTTGGCAGAAGCTCATCGCCTCCCGCAACCTCATCAAGCCCGATCTTCTCGCGCACTTCGTTAGTCGTTACAAGGCCGCTGTCAATGTGGTACTTGTAAACCTGAGTCCTGTCGGAGAAGTCGCCCACTGCCTCAGTATTAAGATCAATCTCCTCGTGCGCCTTAAAAAGTAGCTCATCGTCAAGCACTAGATCGGCAATCTGCTTGTCAATCTCTCTAAGAAGGGTAACAGACTTAACGCCTGATGCTCTGGTTTGCTGTAAGAATTGAAGCTCTTGCGCGTAGTCTCGTAGATCAAATGAGTCAGGGTAACTAATGCTTACCTCATGCAATGGGTGGTCTTGCCACTTGCAATAAAACGCCCACAACTGCTCCTCGGCCAATTCAAGAATGTCGGCCTTCTCAGATAGCTTTGCATTGAGCATCTGAAATTCGGTCTGCATAGCCACGCCAGACTGCGTAATAGCCTCTGTGCCGCGTACTGCGCCCATGTGGGCCATCCTATTAATTGACTCTATCTTGTCGCTTATAGAGGCTCTTATGGCGTCTAAATTGCCCCCAGACGGTTGCATCTGGTACGGCTTTAATCCAGCGTCCATATCATCGGACATATTGATGATCGCACCCGCTCCAGCACTGGCGTCAGTGTCGTAGGTCTTAACCAGTGTCGGGTGATTAGAGATGCGGATTAACTGCTCAATCTCGCTTAGCTCTTGATAGATGGCCTTTTGCATATAGGCAACATCAGAGATGTCTGAGATACCGATACCTCTAAGAATCGACCTATTCGCGGGTAAGTGAACAGCAGGAATAACGCCTATCGGGTTATCAATGTCCTGTATCACCGTGGCGTCTGTTCCGTCATAGCGGGTTAGCTTTACCCTGTCCTTATACCATTCGCGGAAATGGGTAACTGTCGTAGTGCCATCAATGCGATCTACAGACTCCCTAACCTTTAGGTACACAAGCTCATGCCTACCGCTTGGCATACGCTCCCAGCGCCAATCGTAGACGTTTTCAGGGGTGATTAGCGTAACGTATGGCCTGATGCCTTGATCTAGCTCCTCTGCCCTCGTGCCAGCCTGTGATTCTGGCTTGTCCATCATTATCCAGACATGACCATAGACGCTAGACCATATCTGCGCCTCTCGCATAAAGCTGTTGAAGTTCTGTCCGTCTAGGTTGGCGTCTTTCATAAACGCCTCTAGGTCAGCACTGCCTTCCATGCCCTCAAAGTTACGGGTTGGGCTAATGCGCCATAGAAACGAGGAATAAACGTGTATGACATTGCGGCAATGGTTATCTAGCGGGGTTAACTCCAAGCGCCTGCCGTATGCCTTGCTATCTTCGTTGAGGTAGCCGGTTAGGTAATTGCCTTCTTTGTAGTCAGCCCCGCCCATGTAGCTACGGAGGTAAAACTCCCACCGCTCTACGTTGGTTTCATAATCGGGGTGCTGGTACTCAATATCTATTTTCATCAAGTCCACCGTTGAGGCTGTTCGGCCTCATATCTTTTGCGAATCGGGAAAAGGTATTCAACCGCATATCCCAGCGCATCATTCATGTGGTCAAACCCGTCTTTGTTTGGCTGGCTTGTGCCTTCTTTGTAAGTCTGACGCTCAAGAGATTCGATTGTCCTTTTGCATTTTGGGTCAACGAATAACTGCCTTACTCCATTCGCTGATTTCAGTCTTGCGTTGACTGCGTTAATCCTGTCTCTGATCGCTGAGTGCGAGCTTCTAACCTTTACCTCAAAACCTGCATTTTGCAGTATCGACAAATCAGTGCGACCACCAGCAGATGTCTTTCGCTGGCGGCAAGCAGGGTCAGGGTATATCGTAACATTTTTTACGCCATATCTCTTGCGTATCTCATCTGCCATTTCATCTGTGTTAGAGCCGTACATAACGATCTCATCAAAGGCGTGTAGAGCATTGCCCTGTCGCACCATGAAAACGGCAGACATTGGGTCTAGGTTAAAGTCCATGCCTATCAGTATGCGCCCTGGCTCATCGGTGTAACGTGCTACCGATTCCTCGCGGCTGAAGTTGTAATAGATGATGCCCGAGTAATTAACAAACTTGGCCTCATACTCTTGGGTGAACGTGCGGTCATCTAGGTCATGCCTTGCTGACTCAATCTCACTAGCCGGTACATTGCCGCCCTCTAGTGTCGTGTATTGGAACGCGCTCCAGCCATCGGCCCTATCAACGCCTCTGCCCCATAGATCATAGAAGTGGTTACGGCCTTTAGGAGTGCCAATAAATATCGCGCTTCCCTGCCTGTCCGATAGAGACGGCCTGATAACCTCAAACCACGCCTCCTTCCGCATATCGGCAAACTCGTCAAGGACACAAAAGTCCAGTGCGCGCCCACGCAAGTTGTCGGGCTTCTCTGCCCCTTTAAGGCTTATCGTTGAGCCATTGGCTAGGGTTAGCGTTAGGGCCGTCTCATTGGTCTTGGTGATGTATTCTTGCGGCACCACCTCTAGGAGCATACCCCAAGCTATTTCTTTGGCCGCCTTGTAAGTAGGTGCGATATACCAGCAGTTTTTATTCTCGCCGCTAAGAGCCGCCCTTATTAACTCGGCTGTGCTTAGAAAGGTCTTACCGAATCTTCTACCTGCAACGATCACCCTAAATCGCGCATCATCAAGAAATATCTTGGTCTGAGGGTCAGTTAGATGCACTGTCAGCCAGCTTAATCACCAGTGGCGGCAACTCTTTGACCTCTTGCGCCTCATCTCTAGCGTCAGGTAAATACTTGTTAAGTAGCCGGATGCGTTGCTCATTTGCCGTCTTGAGCTTTAGCAGTTCTTTGTTAAAGCCTTCTGATTTAACGTCCAGTTGCTCCATTTTCTCAATGTTATCAAGAACGTAGTCAACCCTGCCTCTCTCTGCTAGATAGGCTCTCATTTCCTCTTTGCGGATTGCTCTGTTTTTCTGCGCTCTTGTTTCTGCCATTAAGCATCTGGATGGGGTATTGATTCTGCCCAATACAACCCTTTCGCCGCTCCCGCTCTGATTGCTCCGGTAACTATATCGTCTGAATCCATGGGGTAAGACTCGACTGTGCCGTCACTAAAGGCCACTAAATAGGTGCCTTCTTCTTCTGGCATATCCCCCGCCGCTATACGGTTCCAATGTATAACCGCTACTTGTCTCATCTTACTGGTCTCAAATTCGTGCCATTATATTATCAGAGTTGCCGTGGATAGTTTAATTAGCGCCCTATGATTTAGCCCCCACGCTGTGCATTAAACTTTACGATGCCACGGCTCACCGTAGGAGTTGAGGGCATTACATTCTGATTGTGACAAATTCCGCATACGCCTCTTTGTTCTTTTGAGCCTCAATTACTTTGCCGTCAAATAAGACCACATAATCCTTGCCTGTGATCTTAGCCAGCCGCTCTGCCTGCTTTAGCGAGGAAACAATACGCTCTCTTTCTAACTTTCGGCACATCCAATAGGGTAGGTCATTCACTGGGCCACTCCCATTGTGGGCTAGCTGACTGGTACATAGCGCAACCCTCTAAACCTGCCGACATCAGTAGCAGAAGCAAGATGGCTATGATGCCCTCGTGCTTGAGGCTCATTCGCAAACCTCCTCATAGTTGCCGTTATAGTCAGGCCAGCCATTCTCGCCATTAGACTTCAGATAAAGCCTGTGCATCTCGCAGTAATTCCCTGCCTCTAGCTTCAAGTCCTCGTAATCCCCATTCATTGCCGCTAGAGAAAACAAGCAGATCATCGCCATTGTCGCCAACGTCATCACATTTTCTTTCATCGCTCCACTCCCTTAACTTGTGCTTTATTTTTGATATTGCTCGGCGCTCAATCGCCCACACCACTTGTCTTGTGACTCCCAACTCATCTGCAATCTCTTGCAGGCTCATGTGGTACTCATCATCAGGCATCTTTCTTTTCATGGCTTGCCTCCTCCACTAACAGGTCTCGGTACTTCTTCCAAGCCTCTTTATCCTCTAAGACGGAATCCAGGAAGCGGTACAGCTTGCGCTCCATATAACGGTGTTTCATTAGCTCAACCGCCATAGACAACTGTTGCTCGTGATTTAGGCTCTGCCAATGGAATTTTTGGCTTACAAAAGTCTCAAGCAGGTGGTCATCAATCGAACGGAACGCCATACGCTTCTCTCCATTCTGGTGAATCGTATTCAGGGCTTTGCTCTAGCTCCCTGAAGTGTTTGATAAGATCACGCATGAGGCTTTCATCATCCTCTAGCCGCGTAATCATTGAGAAGCAAAGCGCCCGATACATCGATGCCTTTGCCTTATAGTGCTGGCCTTCTGTCATTTCTCTCCCCTTGGGGCCGCTTACGCGGCCTTTTTGATGTTGACGAGAACTCTTTGGTGGAGTCGCTGGATGTTGTAGCCACCGGCTAGGATAATGTCGATATTCACCCTGTGGCCGTCGATGACCCACATCCCTTGGAAGCCCTCGCCGTAAACCGCTCGGAAGTTGGCGGAGTCGATGTTGTCTATACCTGCTTTTTTAAACTTGGCAACGATGCGCTCGTTGCGAGACTCGTGATTCTTCTTGAGGTTCTTGATGAAGCGGGCGATGTGCTCTGCCTCGCCCCAGTCGAAGTCGCTGATGAATTGCTTACTGTAGATAGACCGGATAGCGGCCATCTGACTTTGACGCTTGCCCTGCTCGCTGTAGGGGATTGCGTGGTAGTCAGCTTTCATTGCGCGGTATTGCTCACGAGCTTCGCGCACAGCCTCTGGCGAGGCGGCAATGGCGTCGGCGTCGGCCTGTGCGAATGCTTGCTGAACTTGCTGGTTGATGTTGTTCATGTTGCGCTCTCCCTTTGGGTTGTGACTGTGTATCCAGCCGATGAGTAAATACTAGGCGATCTGTACCAGGATTTCACTATATTGTATATACCGTGTTGCTATATACATAGGTCTTTTAGTTATAACTAATCATTACATAGGATTCGTCGGCCTCCAGCCGCCTGATCTCCTCCCTGTAATGCTTGGCGATCTCCCGCCTCAGCGCCTCATTAGTCTTGAGGATGCCCCTAGATTTCTCTCTAAGTAGGTCTAAATGCCCGTCTCCGTAGAGATTGCGAAGCCAGTCGTGGAAGGCAAGGGGATTCTCGGTAAAGTACCTGTGACACGCCGCACAGCCCGTGACAGCGTTGTCTAGGCTGTACCTAACGATCTTTGAGCGCCTGCCTACAATGTGCATGGCCTGCAAGGTCTCGGTCTTGCCGCAGGACTGGCAGTGCTTATCTCTGGCTCTCACAGCCTTAGAAAACCAAATATCCGCCGCATCCCTCTTAATGGACATTCTCTGCCCCCTCCATCTCAACCACTTCAAGGTCTGACATCAGGCAGGTCATCCATAAAGTAAAAAACTCATCAATTGGCATATCAACGGTAATGCCATCACAGAAGGTATCGGTGTATACGATGGTGTGCCTTTTATTTTTCAGATCGGATACCGCACCGCCTACCTCAGCCGTTAAGAGGATGGCGTCACCCTCCGGTAGCTTGACCCCCATCAACTCAATCATGCTCTTGGCCTCACTGTGACTCTGGCAATCTCACCGTCTTTTTTATCATAGGTAATCACCTTAGCGCCACGCCTAGACACCCATCCGCCTCTAGCGGCATAGGCGTCTCTACCTGCTAGGGTTGGATGCATCTCCGCAACCGCTCCGCCATCTTCAACTAGCCGTTCATGGTGGTAGTGGCCTGTTGCTATGTAGGTGTAGTTAGCCTTGCCCCACATCTCCCTGAATCTAGGTTCACTAGCAAACAACTTGTGCAGGTTCGCTAGCTTTACTTTGTGGCCGTGATGGAAGGCAAGCATGGTCTCGCCATGCAGATAAGCGTAATAAGGAAATTCGTTGTCGATTACCTCTAGTCGCGGCTCATCTGCAAACAAGTGTTTAACGTATTTTCTGAGCCAGATGCTTCCACTTATGTCGTGGTTTCCCTCTGCGGATACCACAACCACCTTGCCAAACTTATTCAACATCATCTTCACGGCTTCGGCCATGACAGACATCGCCAGTTCCACCAGCTTGCCGTATCGGGTATCAGCATCCAGGATGTGACCACTGCTCGGGGTCACACTAAGTATTCCATCCCAGTGCAGGAAGTCCCCAAGCTGACAAAGCATCCCCGTACCAGACTTGGGGCTAGCCTCAATCATGTCGTGAATTGAATTGAGGAATACGTCACGGGCTATCTCGACATTCCAGTCATCACCGGTCTCGGCCTCCCATGCATACATCCCTAAGTGGAAGTCGGTAATCGTAAGTAGAGACAAGAGATCCTCATCAACCTCTTTTACAGCTTTGCTTGGTTTAAACGGCTTGATGTTTTCTATCGTTTTATCTAGCCGCTCGCAGAGTATTTCAAACTGGCGTTGCTCATCTGTCTGAGACTTTACCCACTGCCTGACAGGGTTTCCGTTCTCATCGTAGAAGGTGGACACGCCCTTAATCTTATGGCCGTCCGGCACTGGATGATGCCAGTCATTTTCTGGGCTGTAACCTTGTCTAGCCGCTTTAGCCTTAACCTCTTGCATCGCGCTCTTGAGAGTGTGATCTGACAGCCCCGCGTGTTTAGCCGCCTTCCTTGTACTCATTCCCTGACAAACAATTAAGTCTACTGCTAGACGTTGCCTATCTGATGCACAAAATCTATGTAACGGATGCTCCATTGGTTTCCCCCTTGAGCTTCATGTACTCTGAGTCTATTGGACAGGTAAGGTTTACGCCGTGGTCTAATGCCCAGCTTTGCACCTCATCCATGAACGCCATCATCTCGCCACGGCCTAAGCCGCTAGTCTCTCTCACCTGTGCGGGTATGACGGTTTTGCCAATTACTCGATCTTCAGTTCCAAGAAACTTGTACTTCAGAAGCTCTTTCATTTTTTCTTCGGTTATGTCTGCTCCCTTGCTTAAAAAATGCTCTGACATCTCTCTGCACCAAACGTGAAATAAACTGTTCTGTGAGAGCGACCTTTTGTGTTGGTATCGACTAACCTTCCATTGCACCGGATAGTCCCAATCCCAATTATCGCTTAACCAATTCTCAAAGAAAACAAGCCTTTCCGTGATTTGGCTAGGGTTATTTATCATCCAAAACTCAGACATCGCACTCCCTCTCAATCAGAATATCTAAGTAGTGCCGCGCCTTTCTTAAATCCTCAACGCCGCCTTTATTTTTATAGCGAGAGACATATTTGATAATGCAATGCTCACACGGCCCAAGGTCATTAGCCAGCGCATACTCAAGCGGCCCTATTGCCATATTCTTATAATGCTCCCCGCCAACCTGTATCTGCATTGCCGAGATGGTTAAATCCTCTGTAATAAGCAAGTTCTCCCGCATTCTCTGACCTCCATTTTTTAGTGATTAGCTTTCTGCGTGATGACGCCGGTACATATCGGTTATGACCTTTCTGATCGCTGGTAGTACGCATGATAATGTCTTTGTCGTGCATGATCTCAATGCACTTAGCCGCCCTGTTTGCTGACTCCTTTGTCCTGTTACAAAAGTCAGAGCGCGTAAACGGAACGCCTGATCTGAACATCTCGGTTCTGCAAAACATGGCGATAACATCGCTTAATGGTTTTTGATTATTCATATTTCTAAGAGCAATGCTCTCCCATTTCTGGTTTTTTTAAATGCCCTTCCATTGGCCGCGTGTAAACCTATCGGCCCCTCAAATGGCGCGTTTCTCTGTTTTGCAACAATCAGCTTTAGGTCATAGCCATTTTCTATGTCATCAGTCTCTCTATCCGTCAGCGGATAGCCATATACCTGCTTCTCTAGCGCCTGCCTCCTAGCCTTGTTATGCCATACAATCATTAGTAGATGCGCCTGATCTGTAATCGTGCCTCCGCCTCTGACATCAAAGCGGGTCGGTATGTACTCATCGCCCCCGCGCTCTGGCTTCCTAACGTGATGCACAACAGCAATATGAATATCCAGCGCCTCAGCCAATCCCATAAGCTGATTAAAAAACAGCCTCTCACGCTGTATATCCTCCGTTACTCCAGTAAATTGAAGGTTATCAATCGCCACAACCTTACAGCCTCTCTTTGCCATTGCAACGATAGCGCCTAGACACTGAATAGGCTGAACGCCACCCAAAACCCTATACCAATAGATGCGGTCTTTTGCCCAATCAGCAAACCGTCTGCCGTACTCAGGACTAGGGGTGTCCGTTGCGCCCGATTGCATACACATCATTTTAGCGGTGTCTTTAACTGACATCTCAAATGACGCTAAACCAACCTTTACCTTTGATGCGGCCCAGACTAAGCACTGACTCAATACTGTGCTTTTTTGATGGCCGTTAATGCCTGCCCAAACTGAGACCTCTCCCATCCTCAATCTGACAATATCGCTAGTCTCTGCCCAAGGAAGCTGTATTCCTGTCTGCGTTGGGTTCATCCCTAGATGCTCTAAGAAGTCATCTTTAAAGCTCTCAATCCCTACAACGTCCAAGTCCTCAACCTGACTGTATACCTGCTGTAAATCCTTGTCTGTAAAGTCCTCGACCTCTCTCTGCTGAATTACATTCACCTGATAAATTCTCCCTTATTGTTTTCTTGTTTTGGAAATACTGACTTCCAGCCGCATTCTATCGCCATGTCTACGCATCGTCTTTGTTCAGCATGACTTAACGGCTTTAACTTGTTAGCGACTAACGCTAGAGACCTGTCAGTAGTCGGCCCCTTAAACTTCTTTCGGTACTCAACCCAGTCTTTCCAGACCTCTGTATCAACCTCCTCCGGCGGCCTATAACGGCTACGCTTTCCCTTTGGTGGTTCTTTTGATGGTTCATTGATGGTTAGAGTCCCAATATCGGGTCTATCATTATGCCCAATATCGGGTCTATCATCGGCCCTATATTGGTACTTCTGAATAAGCCCGATGTCGGTACTAACGGACAGGGTGTAGACGGTAGACTTAGAAAACCTGCGGGTCTTAGTAATTAGCCCAAGCGCCTCAAGTTTCTTTAAGCCAGCAACTACGCTCTTTCTGTTAGCACAGCTTCTAGCGCAAATATCATCATAGCTAGGCCAGCACTGATTATCTTCGTTAGCCCTATCCGCCAAGGCAATGAGGATGGCTTTCTGTGTGCTGGTGATTCCTCTAACGTGATTCAGCGCCCAATTAACAGCCGCTATGCTCACTTAGACGCCTCCGCGATTACCCTAGCGGTAAATCCGTTAGCTTTCCCTCCGGCTTTTAAAGCCCTTGCATACGCCTGCTTATCGGCTTGAGTAAGCTGTTTACCCGTACTCTTAGCGTACTCAGCAAACTCCACAATGTAATCCTCAACCCTGTCGTCCCTCTGACGCCTTGGCCTTCGGTATCCATCGCTAGGAAAAAGAGCAGGCCAGCTTAATCCTATAGCGGTGAGAACATCTAACGCGCTACAGCCTGACCAACACTTTAAAAGAACCTTTCCGTCTGTTGTCTCAGTCACCCTTAATGATGGGCTTTTATCGTTATGGCTTGGGCAGAGACACGCCCAACTGTTTTTGCTTACCTGCTTAGAAAATGCAACACGCTCTAAAATGTCTTGGGCTGACACTTATTCCCCCTTACAATGTAGTGACTCTCTCCCTGAGATATTGCCCCCTACTGGGGGCTTTTTTCTCCCAGGAATTCAGACAGGCTAACCCCTAACGCTTCACAGAGCGCCTGCATGGTTGCTAACTTAAAATCCGCCTGCTGACGCCATCTTGTCACCTGACTAGGCCGAACATCAAGGTGCTTTGCCAGATCGACGCACTTGATGGCTTTAGCGGATTGGATTTCTCTTAAACGATTTCCGCAGTGCATTAGAATGGAATATCCTCATCAGCAATATCTTCACCGCCTGATTTACCGTCTGGCTTCCAATCGTCAATCTTGGCGTAGCCCTTGCCAGCCTTCGATACCTTCATGTCCATATTGATCCACTCGGTATCTGGGTTCTGCTTGAGGTAGTCTTTCATCCACTTACGGAACTGCGCCACGTTAATACTGGCCTTGCCGATCACGAAATCCGGTGCGTTCGGGTTCTTGGGTTTGGGGTAAAAACCGCCAATCATATCATCCATTTATAATCTCCTTTCTGGCTTGGTTTACTTCATCTGAGCGTAGATACGCCCGTTCTGCGGTAGTAAATACACCACCCTTGGTTGGAGCCAGCCACAACGCCGATTTGGTGTCATCGTCTAGCTCAAGCCATGCCTCCGCAAATGCGAGTGCATCGCCATTCTCGTGCGCCTCCTTCATGTAGGCGATTGAATTAAAGTTAGCCCGGACAGCCTCGTTATGAACCATCAGTGGCGCAACCGCTTCAGAAGTGTTCTGCTCTTGAATGGCATTCGCTACCTCGTCAGCACTCGCGTACTCCGTCCCACCATACCCGCAGGCCGCCAGAGCGCGTCCAATTGCAGAGGTTTCCGCATTCTCTAAGGCTGAGGTTTTATTGATGCGGGAGGCAGACCTTACCTCCTCCGCGTATCCGGTGCCTATCGGTACGTTAAGGTGACTAATAACAGCCTTCATCACTACTCGCTCCTCATCAGCCGACACTAATTCAGTGACTATCGACCAGTCAGGACAGACCTCGCGAAACTCAGAGACCCGTAAGGCTACAGTCTTGTATTCTCTGCCGTGGATATTGACCACACCATCTTTCATCGTTGGCCCTCCTGCATCTCACAGTAGGCACACCCATCACCCCAGCCAGCCTTAAAAAGCTCTGAGGCGTTATCAGGTAGCTCCTGATGATTCATGTAGGCATCCCAGCCGTTAAAGTATTCAACCGCATCCGGGGTACTAATTGGCTGTCTAGCAACCAGTTCTTTTGCTATCTCAAATGCGTTACGCATACGCTACTCCCTCCGCTTCTTTTTCTAAGTAAAAAGCCAGTGCAGGCTCTCTGATGTAGGTGAAGATTGCCTTCTTGGTAAAGTCCCTGAGATCGTCAGTTGAAAGAGGATCGAATACTTGCACGATCCACTCCAACTGGTGATTGATAATCGCTGGCACAACATCGTCCATCCAAGACGGGTTGGCCTTAAAAAAGTTAAAGGCGATGGCGTCCATTGCAAACTCGTCAATCCTGCTCTGCAACCCGTGGGTGCGCCACTCAGGATGAAACTCATCAAGGTGGGCCAGTACATCGTAAATAGTCATGTCCATAACGCTCTCCCTTTGAGGGCCGCTTACGCGGCCTCACTTATTTTGCTAACGCACTCAAGCAAAGTTTTTCGCAGATTAACGGCCGTTTCGCTATAACGCTTTTTAAGCAAACGGTATTCTGCCTCTGTCTCACTTCCGTGGTCTGCAAGGTAATATCTTGCTTGTGCTGAGCCAACGTTGTAATTGGCTTCTTCGATAAGATCCAAAATATGCTTGACTGTGCCTACGTCGATCTTGTGGCTCATAGTAATTCCCCTTTTAGTGAAGGGCCGCTTACGCGGCC